AGGTGGTATCTTGAGTAGTAAAGCTAAATAGCTAACCACTTCTGGAGTGCGAACTTGTGTCTCATTTTGACTCACATTTGACCTGAGACTCAGACAAGCAAAACCTCCACACCCATTATCGTAGGGGAACGCTGGTTAGTACAACCAAGAAATTACCAACTTTCGCATGGATGCGCTGGATTTAACGCCTCCAGAAGGCGTGCATTTCAATGACTTAGAAACACAAAGATTGATCTTGGCCGAAGACAGTTTTTAACATGTCAATTCGGTTAAGATACTTTGGCGACCATCCGTACTCTTCGTACATAGTGATGAAACGCGGAATCCATTGGTTCCAAACATCATCATCATGAAAACAGAGTTCTCTGGTCATAGTGTCGACATTCATCAACGCCTGAAGAATGTTCGCTCCACCTTTCTTTCCATCTCTTGTGGTCCAGAGACCAATGTCAATCAAAGACGACAATTCAAGGCACATCAACCACTTTCCAAGAACAGGCTCAAATCGTGGTCTCCTCTTCAAAAAGGTGATGTTTTCGATAGACCTCATGTCATCATTGATTCCATCTTTCGCGTCATTTGTGTAGACATGCCCAAAATCGGCATATCCATCCTGCATGACTTTCTCTGAGACAAACTGTTTCCAGGCCGGTGACACTGTGATCCAGTTATCATCGCCCAAGTAATTTGCCTTGATGTTCTTGGCATATTGTTCATGCCAATCCCCACCAGGAAAGCCACACTCCTTCCAGATGGAATAACGAGTGTAAGCAGGGTTCAACAAGGAGTTGTACACAGATGTGTGTGGATCTCCTGAGCTCAAACTTCCCTCCCACATGTCAATGAGATCACCTCTCGTGTGAAATTGGGTGTGGTATGATTTGGAGAAGGTTTCAGCCATTCTGTAATGGACAGTGTCCATACAGCCCCATGCAACCATGGCGCTGTTGATCTCTTCTCCAATCATTGTAAGACACTCTGGAGTTTGCCGTGCGTCATTCGCACTGAGATCTCCTGCAAGGTGCAAATCCTCATGTGCTGCCATGGAAATGTGCTGCCTAACAACAATATCAGCATCATTGCCTTGCATGTTGTCACCAATGGAGATTCCATTGCGCAGGTGATTCTCTGCCAACCACGCCATGAAATTGCCATAGATCATGCGTGCGACAATTGTCCGCGCTATTGGGCAACTGGAAATGATTCTTCCTTTTCCTTTTGCAACTTTGGCGGCTGGGAGAAGCTCACTCTTAACAATATCAGTGAACATGTCAAGAGGAACCTCACCCTTCAAAAGGTGTTCCAAATTCTTTCCGACAATGTCCATCATCTCCTGACTTCTGGACCCATAATGGAAAGTTCCATCTTCAAAGAAGCCCAGCAAATCCCTTTTTGGAACTGGGTTTCCAAGGTTGTATGGAGCACCAGGCGAAGTTGCCAATGGCATCCCTCTGAAGTATGTGCCATCTTCCCCAACAATTGCCTCAAGATAATTCTTCATGCCCTTCTTTGGGGCATTTGGAGATACATCTCTCAAAAAGCGCAGTGTCTCCTTCACACAAACGCGGAGGCGCTCCAAATCAAGCTGTTTTGGCTTGAAAAGTGGACAATACTTTGCCCTTGCCATATCATATACAGCGGGGTTTTGAATGTCGACAGGAGCCTTGGAAGGTTCCGACGCTGGGTGTTCACTGGGAACAAGAACATCTGCCACGATAGACGTGAAATTATGTGGGGTCGGGGTAGTCCCGATCACGCATTTCTTCCCATCATTTCGAGTTGGTGCCTCATAACCACTCAACTTGTTCCGCATTTGCAGCATCACAAATCTGGAAATAGCACAGAAGTATGTTGCTCCCATGCCATCCTCACCAGATTGAAGAATGCCACAAATCTTCCCTTGAGCTGGACCTGCAGAGGCAACAAAACATGCCGAGCCACAATCACCTCCATTAGAGTTCATTTCATGAACACTCCAAAGGAGCGAGCGATAAGCCCCTTCAATGGTGCGACCAGCAATTATAGTGCCACGACTTGTTGCCAGTCCTTTTCCAAAGATGCAACTTGACAAAGCTACAAACTTGCCAGCATCCTGCATCAGACCTTCAAGGTACCCGTCTGGCACCCAATGGGGTGAAATGTCCTTGCATTCTGGCATGCTTGGAAGCCTCATCCAGTAAGTGTCAAAATTTTTGAGGGGAATTCCCTTCAAGAACTCTGTTACTGGAATCTCGTGGGTTTTGTCTCCATTGCAACAAGTGAGGCAAAGCTCTTTCACAAGCTCAGGCTCAATAGTGTCAACAGTTGCCTTCAAAATTTCGTATGAATGATCATTCATCACGAAATCGCGCCCACCAAGGGCGAGCATGTTGGTGAAGACATCATTGTTTGAGTCTCTCACTTGCCATTGTGCATGAGCGGCCATTCTCTGACCAGTGAGGAACACCTCACTTGATTGTCGGACAATCTCCTTCTCTGCCAACTTTGGTCTTGTTTTGTTAAGCTTCTTCAGCCGGACAATAGTGCGCATATCCACATATCCGCTGGCCTGCGGTGTGCTTCTATTCTGCACAGGAGAAAGTGCCTTCTTCTTTGGCTTTCCAACAGCAAGAGTTGCAAGCTTGATCATGGCGAGCGTTGATGCAACTACCATTGCGGCAGCAGCAAGACTACCCATGGCGACATAGGCAACATCCTGGATGTTCTCCTTAACCATAGTGCCATAAGCCTGAGCAGTTCTACGCATGTCTTCTGTAAGTGAGACACTTGTCAAACGTCTTGCCGCCTGAAGATCGCGGCTGTTCACAATGCAATACCAAGTCAATGCTTCTCCTCTACTCAAGAGGAGATCCACTGTCTCAAGGTAGTTGTCTGGAACCTGGAGCATGCATCTCTTATAGATACTTGCAACAAGCGCCCTACCAAGTGCAAGGCTTGCCTTGGTGTTCCCAGTCTTCGGAAACATGAGATGGCCGATTTTGAATGGGTCGTCCACAAAACACTTGCGAAGTTCTGCAAGAGTGTCAAAATCTAAGTCAAACTGACAATCAGACACTGGAATTGGACCCTCTTCTGAAGAGGCAAGTTTGATGGACGACGAGCTAAAAGCTGCATCAACTGCATCTTGATGTGATTTCCTCCCTTCTTTTCTCACAATCTTTTCATTGAATTGTGTGAAATGGGCTTCAGTCAGGGGTTTGCGAAAAGGCATCTCATTTTCCTTGCACATAACTCCATCAACAAAGAGGTGCTTGAGATACGCACCATCCTCGAATCCGTCTGGAGGAGGAGTTTCACCAAATCTGTTTTCGTCAATTTGTCCTTGTGCAATAGCAGCGGCAAATTTAGATTGGTACTTGATGTACTCCCAAGGTTTCTTGCCAGGTTCAAGCCTGACCTCAGACACCTTTTGTAGGACTGCATCAATCCTTTCATTGTCATTCTTCATGAAGTCCTTGCCCTTCATGTAGTCCTCAATGGACTGCCTCCGCAAAATCGCCATGACAAATGCCACCTCGTCAAAAGTCAACACGGGAGCATCGCCATCTTCCTTGAAAGCCCAGGCGGTGCCTTTGTCGCATCTCGATACAACAAACCTCCATGAATCTGTGTCAATTTCCTGTCCTGGAATAGGCTTTGGACCTTCACCTGCCCAAATCAACTTCAAGAAAAGGAATCTCCTAGCGAAGGCTCCTTTATGGTTGATCGTTGCCCCTTCAATCTTCGTATTGTTACTTGTTACAATGACGAAGTCGGGGGACAGTGAAACCTTGCCCTTCATCTCAAAAGCCATGTCAGGTTCATATGGTTCATTTGAAATCAACTGGATCAACTCAGCTTCATGTTGTGCTTTTGAACCAACATCCTGTTTGTCAGACCCAAGGTCAGGGTAATTGACAACACATGTGGTGGGAAAAGATCCTTCCCAGTACGCAGTGGCTCTGCGTCGATAAACGAACCGGTTTGGAGCCGCAGCATATGCTTGTTGCATTTGCGCATTACCCTCTGTGATAATGCTCATCGCTCTTTTGTTGAGGAAGTTGTTGCACAAACTTTTCCCAAGACCAGGATCTCCGTACACGTAAATTCCAACGGGAACATTTCGCAAAGCGTTTGCTTCAGTTGAAATTTGCGTGAATTCCTTGTGGATCTTTGACAATCCAGAATTGAAATCAGAGAGTATCCTTTGAACCCCCATATTCTTTTG